CGAGCGGAGTCTAAACAGCTTTTGCATGTCCTCTGGGTCGTATGAAGCAGTGTTCTCGTTGAGGTCTTGCGCGATGAACCAGCCTGTCTCAGCTTTTTGTGATGGGAACTGGAAGTCCTCGCCACTTTCGGCACCTGATCCTGTTGAGGCGAGCTTTACGAGGACACCCATGTAGGAGTCGCCAGAAATGCTGTCTAGGCTCTCTTCAAAAGTTTCACCCAAGAAATATTTCTTGTAGGTGGTTGAACTTGCAGCGTAAATATCGCTGTTTGTTCTGATTGCGTCTGTGTTTAGAACATTGCGAATGTACTTCTTTGAGTTGGGGTTGAAGTTAAAGACGTATGAACCTGTTGTGCTGCCATCAGAAGCACGGGCAACTTCACCTTCGATAACCAACTTGAACTCGGCGGCTCTAGCGCTTGTACCAGCTAGGGCATCAATAAGAGTAGCATTGACTTGGTTGGGGCTTTCTTCGTAGTCTGCGGTTGTACCGGAAAGTTGAATGGTTGCACCTGTTTCTCTGTAAATAATAGCAGCGAGTGAACCAGTGTGCTTTCCTGTTGATGAAGAACCAAATAGGAAAAAACCAAGGGCTTCTGTGGACTTCCAGCCTGCACGGTCGTTAGTATCTGAAGCGTCTGGGTCTTGCTTACCTAGAAGTCTAATGAATGTCAGTGAGCCGTTGTTTCTTAGCCAAGCTTTGGCAGCGTAAGCGCCATAAGCTGTGCCTGCTTTTCCACCGTCTCTCCAAGCGTCTAGCGCTGATTCTTGTGAAAAGGGCTCGCCAAATGTTTCAACGAACTGGGAAAATGAAGTAACTGTTACGGGTCTCATGCCTGGACCGCGTTCTGAACGACCGATAACCACTGGACCTACGGGAACGGGTGTATCGGGCAGTTGTGATTGGTCAATCTCCTTGATGAAAACACCGGGTGACACAAACTTGAATCTTCTTTCTGACATATTGTATTTCTCCTAAGAAAAACTTCCTAATAAATAGTGTTATAGCGGGTCAAACACCTACTCAATAAAAAATGTCTCTTCTTTCTTGAAACGTATCTTGACCGCATTCTCTCTGACGGCAACTGTTTGTTGTTCTTGGTTGATACCTTCCCCTATCAAAAAGCCTTCCACTCGGATTTCAATATCAGTTTCAAATCTTCTTTCTTCTTCTCCCAAGGTTGCAAGGTTGTTGGTCTGGGCAAAGTCTTGTGAGATGAAACCTTCGTATGAGTTGTTTTCGTCTCCAAGGTCAAAAGAATAAGCATTACCAAAGCGGCTCATAAATGGAGTAACGAGGTCGTTCATATGTGTTTGGTATTCTGCTATTAGTTTTACGCTGTAAGAAATGTGAACCCAAGTAGGGGTTGGGATAAAGGAAAACTCGTACACAACCCTCTTTGACTTGAAGCGAGTGTTCTTATCTCCCTTTACTCTTAGGGAGTCTGCGTTGGCAAAGTTCTTTGTTTTGTCGGCTTGGATATTCTTACCAACTAAAAAGTTATTTTTTCTTCTGTCCGAGTTGTTGTAAACGTTGTTGCCAAATGGTCCCATTCTGGATGGGTCTTTTTGGACTGTTGTTCTTTCAATAGTGATAAGTGGAAGGATAAGTGTTTCGCTTCCATCTCTCGCTTCTTTGGAACGTTTTATTTGATAGGCTCTCTCGGCACCAGCCCAAATAACAGGAACTTTTCTTGTTTCGTTATTTGCTCTGACGTGTAAGTCGAGTTGTTCATCCACCCAGCGGTAAAATGCTGCGTCTATTGTTTCCAATGTGGAAGGGGTGTATGCTGTTGTTTCAGTTGCCATCGAATAAACCTTCCCTTGCTTTTATACACTCTGCTGTGGTTTCGTATTTTTGTCCTTCTTGACCAAACAATCTTTTTGCGCCAATGGTTTTTACTATCTCGTAGTAGTCTCCATCGTAGTAAACAAAGTCTCCAACTCTAACAAAAAGGTCTTGGTCTTCTGTGAGTCTCTTACGGTGAAAGTATACTGAAATGCGAGGTCTCTTGTCATAGCCTTGGCTTTCGTTGGTTACTTCGCTTTCTAGTGTTTCTACTCTTGCATAAACTCTTACTGGTGGTAAGAAAGTTTTTTGTATTGCTTCTCCGTAAATAGGATGAAAGTTTGTGTGCTCTAAGCTAATAGCGTAATAAGCAATGGCTTGACCAACTACATTCTCAATAAGTTCTGTGTTGACTTGGCGAACCAAGTCTCTTTCTTTTTTACCTACAAATATTGGAGGTGGTGGTGCGTCTGGTCTTGTAAACTTTGCCATTTATTTACCCCACGAAGATTGCATTTGGAACATTTTGGAAGAGCTTTTGTGAGTTCTCAACAATAGTTGTGTCTGACTCAGCCAATGCTCCATAAGTTAGTTGGTCTAGAAGTTCTTTTAGTTCTGTTTTTAGGTTTTGTTGTTCTTCTCTGGCTTGACTTACCAAGTCTGGACCGTTCAGTGTTACTGAGTCGTTTGGAATTGGAATGGTGGCGAACTTGGAACGCACTTGACCAAGAATTTCTTTGCATAGAGCAAGAGCATAGCGGCGAATCCATTGCTTACCTACCGAGTTGATGTTCTCGTAAGGAATGTTAGCAAATGGCAGTGTGTTCATGTTGTTTACACCCTTCACTCCACGGTCTCTGGTCTCGTCTACAGCGTTTGCATCCTTGTCCACGGTAAATGTGAACCAGATGTAATCATCGGAAGATACAGAGCTTCCTGGGGGTGGATATATTTTCAAGAAGTTATTGTGTAGTTCGTAAGAATAGTGTGAAAAGCGAACATTCACATTATCTTCAAAAGACATAGCCTGTAAGCGGTTTTGCCAAGTTGGGATAACTTCGTAAGTTGCATCATCAGCATACTGACCGTATGTTGAAAGGTTGCCAACTACATTTAGACCACCATAGTATCCGAAGAATCTCCACATGACCCTTGGGCTTTTGTAGTAAACGTTTCTGATAAGAACTTTTTTATTATTGATCTCGTTGTAATAATCTGATGAGGTCAATGAGCTAGAAGTCTGAACAATAGATTGTAAGTCGTATTGTTGTACATTTGGTTCCAGCTTGAAACTTGCTGAGTATTCTGTTAGGAAACCACCGACACCGGCTTCTGTTGACACACCCTCTGCCACGCGACGTGCATAAGCAAAACCAAAGTTTGGAAAGTCTCTTGATGCATCAGATGCACCACCCGAAATTTCACCGTCTTCGTCAAAAGATGATGTTGTTGCTCCAAGCATGTCGGAAAGAACGTTCTTAGCTTGGTGTGAGTTGATTAAGTATGAATATTCTAATACCGCCTCTTGATAAGCAGTATAAACATTACCAGTTTTTATTTCGATATCTAAAACATCGCCGCCTAGTTTTTTATAAACATAGGCTACTTGGTCTGCTGCGCCACTAATAAAAGCTGCGCTGTCGCTGTATACGGTAAATGGTAAAGCAGCTACCACATCATCTGTTGAGCCTGTGGCTGTCAAAACAGATGTGCTTACGGTAGATGCTGGACTAAGTTCTGGAACTGGCATTGTCTAAACCCTCTTCTTCCTAAATAGTTTCCCCAAAGAGAAACCCCCCGCCTACCGAAGCAGACGAGGGGCAACTCTTAGTCAAAGACTAGGCTTATACCAAGTCTTGGCAGATGACGAGACCGTACATGTCAGCACGGACCATCTTCTTGCCGTAGCGTGTCATAACACCCTTACGTGGTACGAAGTCCTCTGTGCCAAAGATGGTTGGAGTGACTTGTAGTGGGACGTAAGGAGCGTAGACGTAACCACTCTCTAGGAAGCTGTTGCCACGGCGACCAACTAGAATCACATTGCGTGGGAAGTATGGGTCGACGTAAACGTCTAGCTTCTTGGAGATGCTACCAACGTTCATTGCACCGGCTGTGCCATTGGCGTCAACGGTAACGTTGGCGCGGAAGCCAGCAGTGAACTCTAGAATGTTAGCAACTTCTGGTGAGCAAACGATGAAGTTTGCACCACCGCGAACGGTGCGACGGTGAATCTCTGCGGAAACATCGTTGATGGTCTCTAGAAGAGTCTCGTACCATTCGCTAACTGTACCTGTGAAGTCAGGGGCACCAGAGGCACCAACTTCAACACCAGTTACGCGGTTTACAAACTTACCAGCAGCGCGGCTCCAGTAACGGACACCGGCACCTTCAGCAGCACCATTGATGAGGTCATTTAGAATCTCTTGGTCAATTTCAAGAGCGATTTGCTCGGAAAGAATGCTTGTGAGTTCAACTTCGGCGTCGAGGTTGTGGTAAGCATTGAGGTCTTGACCGAGTTCTGGTGACCACTTAGCCTTGAGCTTCTTGGTGTTAGCTGTGATAGCAACACTGTCCACTTTGATATCAATCTCTGGGATTTCTGTGTTGTTTTCGAGAGCCCATGGGCTTGCACCCTTAACACCACCAGTTGCGTCAGCGGCGCTGAAGGTGTCAACAATTGGAGCGTCCAATTCAGTAACGGCTGTGATTGCTGTTGTTAGCTGTGCAGGGGTTCTAGCAGTAGCGTTGCTAGTTGGAACAACTGTCAACAATACTCTTGAACTATCGTCGGGGTCGATACGAGTTAGACGACGAACGAGTGTTTCG